GGGTTGCCCTTGTGTCGCCAGCTACAAATACAAACAAAATCCCAGTCAGTCTTATCAAGCATATATTCAAGAACATTGCTACCTATAAAGCCGTCTGCACCAGTAATCAATACTCTCATACTTTTACCCCTGTTACCCATGTCCACTGTGGGTGAATTAAGCCCTTATCAACACTAGCTATTTCAAAGCCAGCGTTTTTGAGCCAGTTAGTAACGTCATTCTCATTATGGTTGTGGTCAACAAAGCCGTTGTGTTCACCCTCAACATACTGAAATCTAAACACGCCGTTATCTTTGAGCACTCGGTAAGTCTCGGCAATGTATTCTTTCATGTTTTCGTCATCAATGTGTTGAAAGGTAAGCATTGAGTAGACGCTTTCAAAGCTTTCTGCTGGGTAAGGTATGGTATGGCCATTGCACAACTTATACTTCACTGAGCTCTCAGGTGCAAGCTGTAGCATTTTCTCGCTAATATCAATACCATGAAGCTGACAGGCAGGTGCTCCCTCGGCAATAGCGGTAGTTAGTCGGCCTATGCCACAGCCAATCTCAAGTATGCTTGTAGCGATTAAGCTATTAACAATAGCGTCAAGGCAATCTACAAGCTCAACATCAGCTATGTATTTATGGCTTACATTGGGGTCTTGGGCTGCTTTGTCCCAGTATTCTAGCTCTGTCATACTGGCCTCGGCTTATACATGTAATGCTGCTCATGGTCAAAAGCTAAGAAAGTAGCGTCATAGCCCCAGTTGTCCATCATAACGTGAAAATCATCAGGTGAGTGGTGGTGGCCAGCCCACATAAACTCAGGGTGAACAGAGATAAACAGTATCGGTTTGTCTCGCATGATAGTTTCGTAAGCACCCTGCATAGCCTCATACTCGCTACCCTCAATGTCCATTGTGATTATGTCAACGTGATCAAGCTTCATATCGTCAATCTTCATAACTGGAATATCAGGCTTTTCAGTAAGATGGCTGAAGCCTATGTTATCGCTGACTTCTCCCTCAGCAGCATTAGGCCAGCCAGACCCTTTAACAGATGACGGCGTGAGTGGGAATGGTAACGGTATTATATCGCTATCGCTGATGTTTGATACTAGCACTTGAAATGCTTGGTATGGTAGCTCGTCATTCATTTCAAAGGTGGCTTTGATATTTGGCCAAAAGCCAGGCGACGGCTCTACTAGAATAATCCTGCCATCAGGCCCAGCCCATTTTTTGAATAGCACAGATAAATCACCTTGCTCAGCACCAATGTCTAAAATCGTATCGCCAGGACGAATAGCGTTATACATAGCAGCAAGACGTTCTTTCTCCCAAAACGGCCATGATGGAATAGTAGCCCTGAAGTCAAGCAGGTTGAGCTTCCACTTGTAGTTGATAAGTGTTTCAGTCATTGTATTTACTCCCATTTGCTGCCTGTGGCCAGTAGCTTAAATTATGATCAGGGTTATTAAACGGATAAGCCCAGCCGTCCCACTGGTATGCACCAGGGTGTCTACCCCATTTCTCGGTGAAATAAGCTATGCGTGGCTCACTTGGTGCAACAACTTTGCCAAGTTCAATACTATGGCTTCGTGAAACATGAGCCATATCTACAGGGAAACTATCAACTTTATACTCGGTATTAAAGTATTTTTTCATTCTGAGCATAAGGTCAATGTCATCAAAGCCGTAAGGTGTGAAGTTCTCGTCCCAGCGACCTATAGCGTGGAAAATATCCATCTTGAAAGCTGTTAGGTGATAGCCCATAGCAATGACCTGCTCTTCTTCGCCGTCAAAAGTAACTCGGCCAGCACCGTTGATAACCAACAGCTCAGGGTGATCTTCAATAACCTTAATGAAATCAAGACCGCCAGGCTCGCCAAAGCGTATGCCAGCACTCATAACAATCAGATAATTAGCACCACGTTGCTTGGCAAAATCTATACCCATGTTGTGAGCTTTCATAATGCCGATACCGCCAACAGGGTTTGTGTCATCTACAAATAGGCAATTCTCTTCAGGTATTTTTAGCGTGGCTTTGAACTCATCAAAATATGGCTGGTAAGCGTAAGGCACGACAACAACGTATCTCATCTCTTTACCAGCCAGAACTGAAGCACACCGTTTTCAAACTCATGCTTCTTGGTTATCTTAAACTTAGCCTCAGAATAGAAGTCTCTGGTCTTGCCAAACTCAGTATCAGGGTCAAAGAAATCAAAGCTCTGAATATCAAAGCCTCTAACGTGGGTAACATCAATCCAAAGCAAAGGCGATTTCCAACCAGGCATTTGCATAAACAGTTCGCCACCAGGCTTGAGTATTCGGTGTACCTCTTCAATAAAAGCAATCACAGTTGGCCGTCTGTCGGCAGTGTAGTGGTCAAGGTGCTCAACCAAATCAACAGCACCAATGTAGTCGGCACTGTTATCGTCCCAGGGGTAAGGGAAGTCCATAAGATTGTGAACAACGTCAATGCCTGGTAAATCAAGCATGTCTACATTGACCATGCCCTCTTTGGGGTCGCCACCAGCACCAAGATTGATTTTCATTTCTCTACCTCTAGTGTATATAGGCTTTCAGAGCCGTCAGTCGCATCACCTGAAACAATTATATAATTACCAACCTTTTCAAGCTTCTCAAAATCAACAATAGATAATTGTGAGATCATAGCATTTTTCCATTCAAGGTAACTCTCATCAGTCTTGAAGACATTTACTGTAGTAATTGTCAGCACTCGCTTCATAACTCGTTGCTCCAGTCTGTAGCTAGAAACCTTTTATGATTATGCACTTCGTACTTATCGCCCTGAAAGCTAGGTGTCATATGGTTTGACTTTAGCAAGGCTGTTATCTTGTCAGCTCTGTCAAAGTCCCTATTATTGCGAGCACGTTGATATTCATATATGGCTGTGTCAGGGCCAACTATCTTATAGATCTTCTTGCTTGTATCTTGAAGTGGTTGTGGTGCAACAATACTGAAGTTACTCATAGTGCTGCCTCGGCTTTAAGGGTGTTAATCATCTCTTCCATACGGTTAGTATAGGTATTCTCAGCTAGAGTACGGCTATGGCCAGCCCACCTGATAGCTTCTCTTTCGTCATTGTGTTCTAAGTAGTAGTCAATCATAAACTTAAGTTGAGCCCAGTTGTCAAAGGCATAAAGCACAATCTCTTTGCGGTCAGTAAAGTGGTCGGTCACGCCTGGTATGTATGGGCTTATCAGCATACCACCTCGGCCAGTAACCTCAAACATGCGGTCTGAGTAGTAAAAACTGTCAAAGAAGTCCTTACATAAGCTGTCGCCAATCACAACTTTGCTGCTTGCATAGAGCTGATTAAGCTCATGGCCACGCACAGTACGCTCAGGGTGTCCGTATTTGCCAAACCTATCACCATAGGTTTCTTTTAGCCAACGTACTAGCTTGGCTCGGTATGGCCATTCAGGGTGCATATAGTCTTCACCACCGCCAACAAATACGACATCATGCTTAAAATGCTCTACAGGCTCGGTAATATAACAGTCACCCTCGTATACGCCAGGCGGTAAATATCTTTGGTTAATACCATGACTTTCAAAGATAGCCTTGCTCTGAACACTACCCTCAGGACTAAATACATAGTCTGTACGCCAGAATGTATCAGAAGCCAAACCACCGTCACGCTGTATGCCAGCATATTTATCAAGGTGGAAACTAACTGTTAAGATACCTGCAGCTTTAAGAGCGTTGAGATTAGCGTCAGAGACATAGCCAATACCATCTGTCTGTTTCCAGGTTCTAGTCCATAAAAAGAAATCAACATTTGCGTCTACAACCTGTTGCACAAAGTTGTTCTGGTCAATTAGGCTCTCTTGGATAAATAAAACTTCATGGCCTAGCTTCTCAAGGCTCAAAGCTATATGGGCTTCGGTGTTGAAGCTCTTACCGTCTGACGCAAGGTTATTGCGATTACCAACGTAAGCGATTTTCATGCAAGTATTACCTCAATCATGCAGCCGAAGTATGTTCTGACAATGCCAGGCCGTCTAATCCTCTTTGGTCTAGGTAAACTTCTCTCGCTAAAACTAGGTGGTACTACCTTAAGCTTCTTTTTATCAACAGGTGTTATTTCAAACTTGAGTTTGTGGTCTTCTAACACTGAGCCTTGTTTTTTAGTCGTCTTCATTTTGCCCTCTGATGTTATATATTACTACATATCATTATAACCATAGGCTTTTCATAAATCAAGTCATAATGGGGCTAGGACGACTATACTAGCCCCAGGCTCATTTTACCTTAAGCACTCCGTCTTTACTGCCTTTCTCTTCATTACCCTCAGGGCAACATGGTCGTAAATCCCATTGAGCAGCACGAAGCTCAGGGTGTCTGCCCTTTGAAAGTACATGATCTAGTGTTGTCGGTTTGGTCAATGGGTTATCAAGACCTGCTAATTCACCAGGTGGACGTAGCCATTCGCCATGTCCAGGTAAGTAACAGACATAATGTGGATATGGGTCAGGGTTTGGTGGGTTTCTATCGTACCAGGTATGCTTAGTAATCTCCCACTCTTTCGCATATTTGCCGTTTTTCCTGATGTATTTTTTCTTTTTTGGGTTTTTATAACACTGGTATGGGAAGTGACTTCTTGAGCCACACCACCGACAAGGTTTTGTCGGGTAACGTTTCAACATAAATGACCTCTTTCTTATAGGTATTTGTAGTAAGCACCAGAGTTGTATGTACTCCAAGCCCCCCAGCCTTGAGTTAAGTATTTGTGATAGTAAGCATAGCTAATGTTTGCAGCAGGGTCTAGTATGGCAATTCCATGAAGCTGCATAAGGCCATAATCAGATATGTGATCGTAGTTAATGCTGGGGTCTGATATTTCACTGGCTATGCCTGAGCTCTCGGCCTGGCAGATTGCCATAGCGGTGTTTGCGTTCCAGTTATATTGATTGAAGTAACTAGCGTAAGCCTGGCATTTATAGCTGGCTAGAGTAACGGTAGGTGCTGGGGCTGTAGGTTTGGGTGCTGGCGTGGGTTGAGCAACTGCAGCATTAGCGAGTTGGTGGGTAACGGTGGGTTTGACTATAGGGGTAGAAGCCACCTTACTTGTAACAGGTTTGAAAGACAAATCAATTTGCTGTTTTGCAGGCTGATGTGACAATGGAATTGCCAGTATCAAGCTGAACACTGCTACAGCGACTATTGCTATATATTTCATATTTGTTAGTCGCCCACTCATTTTATCATAACCTTTTTATTTTTTAGCTTTCGCCTCTTGTTGTAAAATTATGTCTTCAACAGATGGAAAAGGTACATGCAAGCCAAACTTTTCACCTAAGTGCTTATTGATCGTGTCAAATACTTTGTCAATTTCTACTGTGGTGAGCTCAGTAGTTGAGCGTTTATTAAGTTGTGCCGTCTGAATTGGTCGCCACAAGAACTCTTTAACTGCTGGGCCAGACCAGGGTATATCAATTTCAGGCTTTAAGGTCTTACGCATATCCAAACCGTTATCGTTTAAGATGTTGGCCAGCAGACTGAATAGAACATGTAATGCTTTATTCTGCTGATTAGTACGTTTTGGGTAGACCTTTTCTTCGTTCATAGCCCTTTAACATTACCCCTTATATAAGTTGAAACTTTGGCAAGCAACTCTTCAACCTGGTTAAGTACGTCTTGGGCGTCTTTGCTGGCTAATGCAGGCAGTTCTAACTTCTCTAGGCTGGCAGCAAAGGCAAGCAGCTTTTCTTTGTCAGGTGCAAGTAATGATTGACGCTTTTCATCTTCGGCTTTCTGACGTGCAGCTTCGGCCTTAGCACGTTCTTCACGCTGTTCAGCTTCAATGGCCTCACGCTTTTTTCGCTCAGCTTCTATCTTGGCATTTGCCTCGGCTTCGGCGTCAGCTTTTTCTTTATCGGCCTTAGCACGTTCTTCGGCAGCTTTGATTTCACGCTCTTCAGCTTCTTTCTTAAGCCTAGCATTTTCAACACGCATACGCTCTTGCTCTTCGGCGTCAGCTTTTTCTTTGGCTATGCGTTCGTCTTCAATCTTCTTGGCTTCAGCAAGTTTAGCTTCAAGGCTGGACTTGAGGGTAGCGAGTAAAGCGTTAAACTGATCGTTATTCATTTCGTCTAGGTTATAGAGCGAGATGTCATCAGTATATTGCATAAGTTTTTCTATGCGTTCATGCTTAAGTTTCAATGCTCGTCCCTCTTGAGCTATTTCGGCAAACTTTTCTTGCTGCTCAAGGTATTCTTCGGCTGGCTCAATGATTTCTTTGACGAACTTGGCCACACTGTCAATAGCTTTGCCAGTGCGTAGGCTGTCTTCTTTGAGCTCCTTACGCTTTTTCTCAACGTCCACTCGGATATTCTTAAGTGCAAGCCTCTTGCTTCGTGCGTCGGCCATGAGGTCAAACTGATCTTCTTCGGTGACAACTATGGTTTTGTATTCAGCCAGGATTTTGCCTGCCTCTTCAAATGGTGCACCAAAGGCTTTGAGCAGTAGCTCGGCATTTTCTTTGGCAACATTTTGCTCTGTTAATATTACCTGTAATTCACTATCTGCCATTACTTAACCCTTTCTAATTTGTTAATTAACTCTTGCAAATCGTGGTGGAAAAATGTTACTTCTTTTCTGATCTGTAAAATCATATCTTCGTCACGATTGACCCTTAATATTTTAACTTTGTAACGATCAGGCAACTCACCTTTCTCTTCGTCACCAAGACTGACGCTCACGAAGTCACACCACTGCTTCTCAAGTACATAAAGCTGGGTCTGCATTTGCTTGATGTACTCAGACTTGATTTTGCCAGTAGTCAGAAACCTGACCTGCTCGGCTGGTATGACATTCTTGATCTCAATAATGCCGTCAGCATCTACTTCACCGTCACTTGAAGCACCAAGCTTTTCTTTTATGATGTAGTAGAAAGGTAACTCGGTGACTGTGTTGCCTGTGATTTGCTGGTATATTTCTCTAGCAAGTGGCTCGTTGTCATTGCCGTCCTGCATATACTTTGACTTGAAGCCGACTACTGGCTCACCTGACAATATCTCGCAAAGCATTTTGACCATGTAATTAGTGCGTGTTGCACCGCTACCTTTGGCCATAACGTCAGAGACGTTGCTGGCAGTGACAAAGCCTATACGGTCTTTAAGCCACTGGTAACTGCCTTGCTCTGCCTTACTCGCTTGGGCTATCATTTTTGACTGCCTCAGCGATTTGCTTAGCTTTGTCTTCACTGCCAACTGGCAATGCCTTAGCTGGCTCGGCAAAGTCGTTTTCTATTTCGGCAACGCCATTAAGACTATCAAGCACATCAGGTACTTCAGTCTTAAGTAATGCACTCAGAGCACCATAACGGAGCTTGAGCAATCGGTTTTGACCAGGCTTCCAGCCGATCTTATCCTTGCCGTAGCTGTCTTTGGTGTAGCCAGAAGCGTCAGCATCAGCATATTTGAATGTGAAGCTGTACTTTTCTTTGGCCCTGGTGATAGTTGCGGTCACTTGTTCTGGCGTTTCGTCGGTATATTTAATCTGAAAGCCATGTATGCGAAGTCGCTTAGTGACGGCTTTGCCCCAAATGTTTACAGCACCGTTGACTACATACAGAGAGTTCATGCTCTCCATAGGTGTCATACCCATTTCTAGGCCAGTCTGTAAGCCTACAAGTACCTGAGAAGCAGTTTGCCAACATTGAGGTATAGCTTTTGAAGCTATGAAATCATTTGCCAGGATTTTCATTTGAACGTAAATCTCTGGATTGAGTAGGCTTGTTTTCTCGGTATCTCGGACTGTCACAGTGCTGGGCTTTGGTATAACCTCAGCCTGTGGCGTTGGTTTAGTTTCTTCTTCTTTGGACATTGATGCCCCCTTTCTTACTTATGAGCTTTGACAAAGTGAGCTATCACAATCATTGCAGACGTGATCAGTGCGTAAAGCCCTGCAGCGACAGCAACATAGTTGTGTCGGAAGTGTACCAAGAGCATGTAGCTCACGAAGCCACGAAATGTAGCCTCAATCAGCCACATGACTGATTTAATAACTTCCTTTGATGTGTTAGTTTTTGTTGGTGTAGTTGTCATAGTTACCCTTTCTTTTAGTTGACTATTTGAGAATAGCACAGCCATATATAAAAGTCAATAACAATATATAATAATCAGGGGTAACTACTCCTGTCGTAAGAGACTAAAGCTCTCAACCGAAATCTCTTTGACTACGCCGTTTTCTTCTTTCACGATTAAGTAGCTAGGTGCAAATACGACCTTGCCAGTATTGACATCTTCAACAGCGATCTGCTCTTTTTCGTTAAGCTTGAGCACCACGTTGCCGTCGGCCACATCAACATAGCCTATTGGCCGAGTGGAATAATCAAAGCCAACATGGATAGGTATAAATGAAACTTCTTTAATTTGCTTGGGCATTTTTGGCCTCTTCTTGATCTAAGTAGTTCTCTTTCAGCATTTTATAAACAGCAGAGCGTAGCGACTTGTCGTTTTCAATGTCTACTTCTTGATCGTCCAAGTCGCCAAAGCCCTCTAGCCACTGCACTAAACTCATATCCGTCTCTACCTCACACTTACGAAGCAAAACAATAACCATGCTCAAGAACTCTCTTGATGGTATTTTGTTGCCGTCTTTATCGTAAGTAATGATTACGGACATGAGATTTTAGATTAAACCTTAATGCCTCTAGCTGCAAGTGCTTCTTTAGCGTACTCAAGCAGAAACTCTAGGGCATCTACGTCTTTCTGAATATACGTTTTTTTTCGGTCAGGTATCTGTTGGTCTGATAGTTTGGACTTAAGATACTCGGCTGTCTGTTCAGCCTTTTGTATGTGTCGTCCTGCCTGTAGTTCAAGATCGTCCATTTTATTCCTCTACTACAATTCCGAGATCTCTTAGAAAATCCTCAAGCTGCTCTTTCTTAATTTTAGTATTACCGCCTAAACCATAGAACTTAACATTATATAGGTCAGCACCACTCAGGACAGCATCACGCAGGTCAGCACCACTCAGGTCAGCACCACTCAGGTCAGCACCACTCAGGTCAGCATCACGCAGGTCAGCACCACTCAGGTCAGCATCACGCAGGACAGCACCACTCAGGACAGCATCACGCAGGTCAGCACCACTCAGGTCAGCATCACTCAGGACAGCACCACTCAGGACAGCATCACGCAGGGCTTTTTTAACTGTATACTCTTCTTTCTCTGCCTCAAATAGTATTGACCCCATGTAACTCTTGATCTGTATCTTCACTTTGCTCATAGCAACCCTTTCTAGTTATTGACTTCTGCCTGGTAGCGTTTGATTTCAGCCTCGCTTACCAGCCAATATGCTCGGCTTTTAGTCCCGTAATTTTTGGCTTTTAATCTCCCAGCTTTAATTAGTTGCAAAACAAATTGATAGTTTGTGCTTTCGTTATCTTCGCCAGTGCTGTTTTTAATCAGCCCACGTTTGGCAATTTCTCTTGGTTTTAGTAATTTACCCATATAGTACAGTATATATCAGTATTCTATAACAGTCAATCTTCGTCGTTGTCTGGCTCTTGGATTTCTTCAAAGCCACAGTCAGGACAAACTAATGTAGGTAGCTCTTCGCTATCGTCGTTCACGAACATTTGAGCGTCAGCCCACCAGCTAGGTTTGTCATAGGTTAGCATTTCAACTGTGGCGTTTGGGTGATCACATTCGTCAGTATCAACCATCACTCTACCTCAAACTCCACTATTTCAGCGTAGTACATGCTTTCTTTCCATTCAATATGACTATACTGAGGCTGCCGATTAGAGTAGAAAATATCTTTTTTTGCTTGTTTCTCTAACTTGGTATAGGCTTCTGCTTTCTCATTAGTGTCAAACGCTTTCGTAGGATAGCCGTCTTCAATATCATCTGAGGTAACAATATAGACTTTCATTATTTGCCCTCAAATTGTGGTGACGGCGAACTTACAGGGGTAGGCGTATTTTGAACAGGGGTCACAAGTGACGGCGAAACACAGCCAGTGCCAGGTAGTATTAGATTGCCCTGGTAATCATATTCGTTACCACAAGCGTCAAAGTATGGCCTATTTGCGTTTGGTGGTTGAGCACATTTGTCTGAACATTCCAGGGCAGCGACTTTTGGGAATGTAGGTACTACTATCCAGTCAGAGTGAAAAGCGGTTGTATATATAGCGAACACGACGAATACTGTTAATAGCGACCAAAGTATTTTATTCATTTCAAACCCTCTCAAGCAACTCAAGGTCGCTGAATGGCACTAGCACAAGCTCCATGCCTTTTACGTTTTGTCGTTCACAATCTTTGGCTTTATCACCATCAAAGTAGTACACATCAGGCAACGACAGTTCACCGTCAGATTTTCGGCGGTAGGTAAAATGTATCTCGTTATGCTTACTAAGCCTGTAGGCTGCTAGGCCAACTTTCTTTTTGCCACCATTCCAGATCGGTGAGTTGATTTCAAACAGCGTGGCTACTGTCGTTCTGTTTAACTGCATACTGGTATTCTCCTCAATATAAAACGCTCTTCGCTGACATCATGGGCTCGCTCGTAAGCTAGTTTCATGAGCTGTTTGTATGTTATTCTGCCGAGCTCTTTTTTGATTTCTGCTATTTCTTTGGCTGACATTTTTTTTGCCCCCCTTATGTTACTTAATCTTTTTTATTGTAGTTGCTGAGTAGCTTGGACAAGTCCAAAGCGTTAGTTTTACCGTCATGGTTTACGTCACCTTGTGAGGCTTGCCAGTTTCGGTAGGCGAAGTAACCTGTGCTGGCTGCCAGTATTACTACGAGTGTAACTAAGATTATATTTACTTTATTCATGATACCTTTCGTTTAGTTTACCCCTCAACAATACACCTGTGGTATATACTTGTCAATACTTTTATATATCATAATCTAGCGTTGACTTGCACACATGTGGACAACTTTTAACAGATACTAGTTGTGCATAAGTAGTTTCATACGCTATATGTGGGGCTTGGCAAAGTGCTTGTGCGAGCCTATTATGTAATGACCTGTTTGTCTCAATCGCAAACAGAAAGCTTGCAAGCAAAAATTAAACGACCCCTAGCGAAAACTAGAGGTCATAAGAGGCTTTTGTCTCAATCACTATTAAGTATAACAAAAGGTGGCAACGCAATGCAAGTTTCAGACATCATCAATAATCAAAAAGACCCTATAGCCAATAGCCCATTGGATAAAAGTTTTAACCCTATAGCCAATAGGGAGAAAACCACTAGCTCAGTAATCGTAGATAGACTGCTGACCGATTACTCAGACCTTATAGACCCAAATTACAAAAAATGGTTTGCAGCAAGATTTTATAACTTACCCTTTGATCAAATACACCGAGCTGCCAGCGAAGCTAGACAAGACGGTGCTAATCCTCAAAAGCTGTTCAGTTTTATTATCAGAAAACTTACAGGTGGTCTTTCTTAAAATCGTCTGGTTCTAGGTAAGCAATCATAGCGTCCCAAACCAAACAATCTGCATCAACCGAAGATAGTTCTATTGTTGGTTGCTCAACTTCCTTGCTGTGCTGTAACTCTTTCCAACCTTGCTTGACCCACTTAGGAATGTCGTACATAGGATAGATGTTCGTCACCCTCACCCCTATTTCGTTAGTGCTATCCAGGTCAGTAAAGTATTTGGTAACTTCAGCACAATCTTCGGCCTTACAGTCAAACTGAACAAAGGTATACTTACCGTCGTGTTTCATGTCAACGTATAGATTAGTGGTATTGTCGTCTATCTCGTATTCTGTGCCACAGTGTTCACAACTCCATGACATAGGTGGTAATTCTTTATGGCCAGGCTCTTGTTCCATATCACTATTCCGATATAACCAATCCATCAACGACGTATGGCCTTTGTAAATCTATAGCCATTATCATAAGCTGGCCTAGATTTCGCTGCACAGGGTCGCTTCTATGGTTCTGGCTCACCCTATCAATCGTTTGTAGTAGATTGTCCACTGACTTGAAATAATCGCCTACAACTGGCTCAAATTGTCTTAAAATGATTTCTCCAATATTCCAGTCAGGCACAGGTACAGAGCTAACATTAGCGTGAAGCTCAGCATGAGCGTCATCATAAAGCGGTACTTTAAGCCAGAACTGCCCACTTAACTCTCTGGTGGGCTTCTGTGCTCGCCATAGTCTTTTAGGAAATAAGAGGTGATGCGATCTATGCTTTTCCATCTTGATTTTATCCTTATGGCCTAAGCATAAGAAAAACCCCCTGATAATTCAAGGGGTTTTGTTTTGGTTTTACGCTCTCATGAGTAGGACTGTTCCGACTTGCTCATGGTACGTTATCTGACCATAATAGTATTATAGCACACTTATGCCATAGTTGTCAATACTATTTTAGATCGTCAGTTGTTTGAACACCCTCTGCAGGTGCAGGTGGGGTTGAATTACCGTCACCCTCTTGAGGGACTTTGCCCTCAGAGTTCGGGCCTGCCTTTGGGCCAGTATCAACTACTGGGTCTTTTGGCGGTGACTCATTTACGTCTGTTCCTGGTGGCGTTGGCTGTGGGCCAACTGTTGAGCCGTCAGGTGTCATGCCTGGTGTAAGGCCACCAGGATTAGGGTTATTGTCGTCGGCCATGATATTAAACCTTTCTATTATTGTGTCGTCTCTAAAATTATAGCCCACTACTAAATAGCAGTCTGTACGTTATGTCACAAACTTGAGAGCACTTTAGCCGTTAATATCAGAAAGTGTCTGAACACCAGCACCAGGGTTAGCAGGTGGGGCAGGTGCTCCAACTTCTTTGCTAACTTCGTGCTGCAGATTTTCTTTAATCTCTGTGGCTAGGCTTTTGGCATCAGCTAATTCACCTTGTGCAAACTTGGCAAGCTCAATCTCTAGTTGCTGAGCTTTAGCGAGTAGATCACTTAACATACTCATAGTCGTCCTTTCTGTTAATTAGTACCCTAATTATACGCTATTTGTTGGCAGGTGCTAAGTAAACAGCGACGTGGCCGACAACATAGCCGACTACACCTGTTACGATTACGCCTAAGGCTGTAATTACTTCTGCCCCAGCGTGGAAGCCATAACGTGCAGCTTCAGCTACGATTAAACCGACTAGTCCACCTGCTATTGCTTTACTGATTGCTGATAAGTTCATAGTTTTTTCTCCTTAGTTGATACTTCTATTATACACCAGTGGTGAGTATAGCAATGCTGTAACTTGAGAGACTTAGTGTGTAAGGTGGGCGTGGTTTTTATATCTGTATTTATTCGTTGTTTGTTTCACAAACATTGCTAACCCACCAACAAATTAAGCGGTCTTCTGACCTTGAGCAATCCTGTGCTCGGCAAGTAACTGACGCTGGAAACGTGAAATAAAGACAGGACTGGTAGACACAAGCAAGGTATTATTCTGAGCCTTGAAGCCTTTAGGTGCATTAACGTCAGCTTTCAAACTAATGCCGACACCCTCACCGCTAGAAGACCAGTTAGTTGAGCCCTCGTAGCCGATACCCTGGCCAACAAAGATACCGCCTTTGGTATGGCTGATCTGGTGTGTAGCACTTTCACCGATAGCAAAAGAGTTCAAAAAAGTAGGGTCATTCGCTTCATCAGCAGATAGTATAGCTCTTTCGTGGACTCCACCTGCCTGAGACTTATCAAGTGTGGCTTGGACGGATACAGTAGGATTATTAAGCAACGCTAAGATAGCGTCATTCAACTCTTGATCATCAAAGCCGAATTGATTGAAGTCAAAGCCTAGTTTTTCTTGTTTGATAAGGTGTAATAGAATACCATGCACGTCATCACGACCCACAAAGAATAGATAATGATTACCATAGCCAGGGTTAAGCTCTTGCTCAGGGGTGAACACAGCTAGTTGCTGAAGCTTAGGGTCATCTTGCATGATTAACTCAAGTGCTGGTTAATATAAGTTTGAACATTGGCCTTAGTAACGCCAGAGCCATTAGCAAGTACAGCACCCTGATCGCTCCACTCCTGAGAATGGTAGAGCTGGTTAATCATGTCTACCAGATCATGGCCACGCCAAGCATCAAGGTCAACTTTTGCTGCATGTCTATGCAATACCGCCACAAAAACTAAGTTACAAATATCGTCGTTTACTACTCCGTCAGTGTTCATAGCTGGTTTCTCCTTTATCCTTAAATATCCTAGCACATCAGTTAATATATGTCTTACTTCGTGAGCGACTGGCTGCCCCTGTGCATTATTTACGCCACCCCAGTTGCTATCAAAGCCTGTAAAACCATTAGCATCTGCTGAAACACAGATGTCTATGTGGCCATACAAGGGCGAGTTAATCAAATTAGAAGCTCCCCAAACTACAATGTCGCCTGGCAACATGGGCTGGCCTGCTGCAACCTGATCAAAGTTTGCCAGACAGACAGGGTTATTCCACCAGTCCTTAGCATTGGCGTTCGGGTAGGGTACGTTTAATACCTTTTGACAGTAAAGCGATACTAGCTGTACGCATTGGCCTATGTCTGCAGCAACACCATCTACATCTGTAGCTTGGTTTGTGTAGGTGGCAATAAACTGAGCTAAGTTCATAAACTTATTATACTACTAATGCTTTGACTTCAAGAACTCATGCTGTTTCGGGTATTTAGCGTAGTGTTTATGCTGCCATTTGGTGTGTATCTCTTTCGTGGCGTGTTTGTTGCAGGTTTTATAGTGCGTACCAGTAACTTTGTGATGACCGATACGAAAGCACCACTTCTCTTGGCAGGTGAGCATTTTCTTTATTATTAAGAAGTAGGCGAGTACCAGGACAATTAAAGAGTTTATAAATCCAGCTATAACATTGTCTTGGTAATGCTGCTGGAAATATTGCAAAATCATTATTTGTTTTCTTCAAGGCTTACTTGGACTTCTTTAACGTGAGTGGCAGCATCTTGAGTATCTATTGCTAAGGTTTTAGCAGACATCTTAAGCTGTTCTAAAATCTTGTCATTACTTTCAACGAACTTTTGACCAAAAGCGGTGAACTCTTTTAAGGTTTCGTCAATCTTACTTAACGGCAACGCCGTAAGAGTCTCAACTTTACCTTGTAATTTGGCTATCTGTGTCAGGCTTTCACTGTGTCGCTGAGCCCAGTCAGTTTTATCTTGGATATGTAACTTGGTAGTTGTTTCTAACTGAGTTTTCAAAGTAATATTCTGCTCGGTAAGAATAGCGTTTTGCTCACGAAGTAAAGCGTTAGTGCCACTAATAATCTTGAACCAACCAGCCCGTTTACCAATTACACCGATAGCAATTATGCCTGCAGTAGCAATTAAGATTTCAACATCAGAGGTAGTGACAACCATACGCATAGATTACGCCAGCTTTACAAGAGTTTGTTCAACTTCAACTTGTTCGGGTTGATCTGTTTCTTCTTCGTGGCTGAATACGAATTGCCCTGTTTCTTTATGCCGTTTATCAACAGACACTTTCAGTTTATTGCCAGTATCAACTAAGTAAGCAACCCTGGTTATCTGACCGTCGGGTGTCTCATGGGTTTTAACGCCATGAATAATGCCCTTACGCCATTTACCCTCGTAAAGATATTCTACTTTTTGGCCGTGTTTTAATAATGCAGACATATTACTCCTATTCTAACTCAATTCTTACATAAGCAGGCTGGGTGGTAGCAGCAGCAATAGATACGTTAGCACCAGAAGCACACTCAATGACTGCCTTATATGTGTGCGAACCTGCTGATGGGGTGAGGACTATCTGCGGTGTCACAGTAGATGGGTTAGTAAGACCAGTCCATACCTGACCATTTGTTAGGTCTGTTGATCCATCTTTAATGTGTAGCAAACTTTGTCTGATTGTGCCTGATTGTTGTAGTTGTCCCTCAGCAGTAGCCTTTATCTTACGGCCTGCAGGCACGATAAATGGCACAAGGTTTAATCCAGTTACGTCCGTCAGGGCATTTGTACCTGCATTAAAGGTAGCTAGGATTTGCCTGTAGCCTATCAGCTTACTGCTAGGGTCACGATTACAAATTAGGTTGCCAAGTGAGTCAGTAACAGAGTAGGCGTTACTTGAGGCAATTGGCAGTATCATGGTTTCTTGCCCCTGGTTTACTGAGCCTGAGTTCAAAATGTTTGTAGCACCAGTTATAATAATGCCGATTCTGATAGAGTTGGCTGCTAATGCTGGTGAGGCTGCATTGTTGGTGACTTCGGTGTAGACCAGTGTGCCAGTGCCGTCAGTGTTATCAAGAATATCAATATAGGTATCTTTTGAAGCTGTGAAAGTGCGAGCCGTCACAGATGTAATCGTTATAAACCGTCCGTTGATAAATACGGTGATAGCCGTCATTGAGGCGTTTCTTGTTGAGCCAGCAGCGTCAGCAGTCCAAACCCCTGTATTACCTGTCACGAATGGTACGGTGGTGTAGTTATCCCTTGTGATTGGGCTTGTTGCACCAGTAGGTATATTAGCTAACGTCCAAATGAAGTTTATAAGTGTCTGTAGTGTATAGCTGACGGCTAGTGAAGCAGCTACCTGTAAACCAGTGAGCCTATCGGGTAGGGTAGGTGCAGCATCTTGTGGGAGTTGTGACTGTTTTGGCATAATTTTTAGTCCTTATCCTTATTCTAGCTTGGTGTTGATGGGTTAGCAACAGTCTGAGCGTATTGCAAGCCTGCTTGAATGGCTGCAACAACGGCGGTATCACGCTTCGGCAATGTGCCGAGTTGCAAAATTGCCTGGTCTGACTGGTAATTTACACCGACAATTTGTAGTAGTAGGTTATCAACGAAGTTACCAAAGCCTGAGAAGCCAACCATTAAGCCAAGTTTCAGCAGGTTAATGTCCATGGTCTGATCTTGGATTATGGCATTAGCAATGTATTGTTCAGAGTTATTGACATTCAAATAGTTCTGAGCAATCAACTTTGCAGTCACCGTTCCACCTGTTGCACTGTTTACCCTGTTATCTGATAGTAAAGCTAGTCCCACTCGGTTGCCACCAAGAGCTTTAGAAACTTTAACTAAGATGTTTGTGCTAGTAGCTGTACCGTCGTCACCACCAGTGAAGTAAGCTGTATTCTTAATGTTTTCTTTGGTGGCTTCAATATCTATTTCGTTGATATGTCTCTTGCGGATTATTGTAATATCTGCAACCGTATTAGCTTTAGCAAATTGTAGTACACCAGTTGCAGGGTCAACATACCAGTACCAGTTTGCGGGTGCGAGAGCTACTGTTGCTTGGATAGCTTGTAAAATGGTCTGCATCTTAAATGTGTATGTTGCTAGTGTGTTTGTATTACTATAGCCACCTACAGGCACAGTTATAGAGCCACCTAACTTATTATAGTTAGTAACCAAATCGTTCATTACAAAGCTGGGGTCATCATTTACGTAAGCAGCATTGATTGTAGAAGAAGAATAAAAGGTCTTGAAGTACAGTGAACAAGTACCGTCAAATGGGAATAACCCTTTACCATTGAATAAGTTACCGCCAGCATACGGCGAGCCATCTTGGTAGTATAGCTTGACACCGTTTGTATCAGTGGTAGTGAGTATAATTATGAAATAGCCAGGTGTACCATTAGGGTAGGTGTAGTTAAATATAAAATCATAGTTTGTCGGGCTTGTAGATGCCACTACCGCAGATGCAGTTGCGTCGGGGGGATTAGCAGATAGAGCTGAAGAAAGGTTAAGTATTCCACTGGAAGATGAGGCATAAAGATTGACGGTAAGAGTAGGATTATTCGCAATGACAGAAGCTAACTGTAACGTAATTCTATTAAGCGTAGTCGTTGAAGCACCTGGCGTTATAATCTGAAATGAAGTAGAGGTAAGATTATTTATTGTTGTATTACCATCTGTATTGGTTTGTGCCTGGTCTTGTATTGGTGTCCCCTGGACAGGATAGTTTACTAAGTCTTGGCCATTGCTGATACAGGTAATCAAAATGTCGTTACTTGCACCAAAAGTTGCTTTCCATTTTGATATATAGCCAGTAAACTTGACTAACCCATTCGGATAATAATTTGAGTATTCAACAACTACAATTATGTTGTCATTGGCAATTAGGGCATTTGAGTTGCTTGAACCAACTACGTCTGGCTGACGCTCTATAAGCAGATTATTTCCAGCCTCGTCTGTGATCGGGTTGCCAGCCTCGTCTGTGATCGGTGTTACAGCCTGATCTGCTACGTCTGCCGTCTGACCAACAGTAATTTGTAGCTGCACAAAGGCAGTAGCTATAGGTTGATTATATTGAAAAGGCGTTGTGACATTTTGAAGCAAGCCGAGATAAACGCCTGCTGGCGTATATATCTTGTATTGATGGTATTTCTGGCGTAGTAATAGGTTTTGTGGTTGTGCCATAGCCTAGTTCCACCGATTATATACATAAGAATAAAACTGCTTAGTCCTTGAGGTGAAGTTATCACTGTAGGTAATTGTCTGAAGCCCAGTACCAAATGTCGGTATTGCACCAGTAAACGCCACGTCTACACCATTAACCTGCACTGTATTATTTTGAGCGTTTATCTGCAACGTATCGCCTACAGCCCACACTCTAGTGATTGAGACTTGCTGACCAGAGTTTAAGTTACCGATAACTACCGTACCAGAGCCTAAAGTTCCACCTGTGAAATAGAATTGCAGGAAAGGTAGTTGCTGATCTGCACTACCCTTAAAAGTATAATTCCAGTTATCGGGTGAGCCTGTGCTTGATACTGGGCCAATCATAGGCGTGAAAAACTGATCATAGCCGTAGTTGTCAGAACACTCAAATATCAAAGTAAGATCAGCGTAGCCAGAATTAGGGCTATCTGTACCAGGCACAGCGTTATTTATATTACTATTAACATATGAAGCGGTGTAAGCCCTGGCAGTACCACCAGACATAGGTATTACAAGTGAAGCTTCTAGCTGCTGCAGGTTAGCATAAAGCGTATCAAGTGCAGCCTCTAAAGCCTCTCGGCTGGCTGCCGTAACATATACGCCAATCTGTATTTTATTTGATTGGTAGAAACCAGCACTTACTTTTCTAGCTGAGTTACGAGCTAATGGGAAAATGTTAAGAACTCGGTTGCCTTGTCCTGGCGGTGTTATAGCATAGACTGAAAGACCAGGGACATTGTTTAAGTTATAACCGTTGAAGATTGCATAGCGACTGGTAGTAATGGCTGTCATATTAAACCCTTGTCGTCCCTGCTAATGGTGCTCCACCCTGTAATTCAAGTGCAGTGCTTCGATTGCCGATATTAAAGAACTCATCAACTGCTTCAGCCGTAGAAAGGATTACTGAACCAGCACTAAAGTTATAATTCGTATTACCCATAGGATTATTACCTTTACTAAGTGGCACTACTGCTTCTGGCCCAGCTTCACCAATCAACGCTAGTGTTGCACTTTCTACAATACCACCAGTGGCCATCTTCGGAATGTTCAAATTAGGCAGGTCAAAGTGGGCTGGGCCAACGCCAATACGCTGACCATGAAACAGTTTACCCATTGTGTCGTCCCATAGGCCAATAATAGCGTTGAAAGCGTCTCTGAAGACACCCTTAAGCACAGTACCTACTTGACCAACTGCACTAGAGATACCATGCCAGATACCACTGAAGAAGCTTACAATGCTGCCCCATACATTCTTGACGAAATTAACAGCGTCCAAGAAGCCGTTTTTAATAGACTTCCAATGTTCAATAACTTGAGTAATAACTATACCGAGTGGCCCAAGAATAATATCAACGATTAGAGCCCAGTGCTCTTTGACAAAGTTAATACCATCTTGAAACCATTGTTTTACGTCTCTAATAAAGTCGCTAAACCATTGCTTTAGGGTTGACCAGTGAGTAGCTATTTCGTAAGCGATAGCACCAATAGCACCACCGATAAGAATAATTGGCCACAGAGCTATAACGGCAGCGATAGCTGGGGCAACAATAGCCCATAAAGCGGTGACGAGTGCCACGCCAATAGCGATTGCTAGTCCTGCAAATATACCGACTAAGGCTGCAAGCACTACCTTGTGTTCCATAACCCAGTTACCAAACTTAATTAGATACGGCTCAATGGCTTTGAAAGCAGCCGTTAGCTTCTGGCCTATAACTATCTCTACTTTTTCAAGGTTAGCGTGTAGCTGAGCCTGTTCACCAGCTAGAGTGTGGGCTGCTGTCGCTGCCTTACCGCCTATACTGCCTGCTAAATCGTCAAGGACGGCTTTTTGAGCACCAGCCACATTACCAGCTTGTTGCATAGTTTTAATCTGCTCTTTTTGCTGATCTGTTAATACAACTCCTGCTTTCTTCAAGCGTCCGAATGATTGTTCAGGGTCACTTAAGGCAACCCCTAGAAGCTTTGAAGCACCAGTCATAGCGTCAAGACCAGGCACACCACCACCAGACATAGCGGAAGCTAGATCAGCAGTTGCTTTGGTAGCACCAGGAAAAACATCTTTACCAATGTTGGTATATTTAAGTAACATTTCCTGAGCAGAGTTTATGGCGTTGCCAGTAATACCAGTCTGAGAGCTCAAGCTATCAGCGTATTCATTCAAGCTTTTAGTGGTTTGGCCAGAGGCGTCATGAGTAGTCTTTAGTGCATTAGCAATCTGAGCTTGGTTTGTCTGCCAGTCTTCAAAGCTTTTAACCCCATCTTTGAGTGTATCTTTAATTAAGCTAAGCCCTTTTTGAGCTATGGTAAACATGGCCTGGCCAGCGACGAACTGAGCAGCCATACCTGAGAAAGCACCACCAGTCTTACCGCTTTGCTCTTCAGTCTGGGCCAGAGCACCAGACATTTGACCGCTACTCTCTTTGACTTTGGCCGAAGCACTACCTAACTGACCCTGAAAGCCCTCGTCATTAAGTGTGAGTGTGTAGACTAGTTGTCCGAGATCAGTTGCCATTTAGTATGTCCTTGATAGTGTTTATGTCGTCTTTTACTTCACTTTCAAGTATATCATTCAATACGTCATCAGGTAATACAAGACTTGCCCTAAGCTCTTCTTGCTTTTCCTCGTCCATGTTTGGGTAGGCCGAAGCGACTAACTGCCAGCGTTTAGCGTAAACATCTTGCTTATAGCCCTCATTGAGCAATGCGAAGAAAGTTATAGCGTATTCATTGAGGGCTTGCCTCACGCTATAACCAGGGTAGTAGTGAATAAATCTTGCTACTGTTTTGGTGAGGCTGAAGCTTTTGGGTCGTTTTTACCGTCGCTTTTGAGGTTGATACCTCTTTCTTTCAGCTCTTCAACGGCTCTATCGCTCGGTGCTCCCAGTGTGCTAAGCAGTTCAAATACAGAGGTAAGCTGAGCGACATTTAACGGCTCGTCTTTCAGGCCAGGTACGCACTCGTAAATGAAATCTTTGATTTTACCGTAAAGGTCAATGACCTGCTTATAGTTTTCCTGCTTGTCTTCAATCTTATTCATGGCGTCGGCAAACTCCATGACTTTGACGTACTGCTCAAGTGTAGGGGGTATCACTTCAACAGTTTTGCCATTGTAATTGATTTGTACTTTTGCAGGTGCTAGAGCGTCTAGGTCTAAAGCAACATCACTCTTTTTATCGTTCATAGTCGTCCCTTTCGTTAGATTACTAGCTGATGTTTACAGGGCCAATGTGACCAAGACGGCGACCAGCACCCTCAGTTTCATCAACCAAAGCAGTAAACTTAAGATCAAATACCCTTTGACCAGCAACATCATAGTTGATGACTGGGCTAGAGCTTGCAACAGCTTTGTAAATCTGTACGTCTTCAGAGAAGTCAGTAGCAGCTTTGCTAAGTGGGTGAAGCGTTAATAGGGCAGAGCCAGCACGAAGAGCTGCACCCTCACCTGCAGGTATACCGAGACGGCTACCAGTAGCACCTTGCTCAAAGTCACCCTCAGGTATAGCGTTCTTAAGCAATGCAACTACAGGCTCAGCAACCTTAGCTTCTGCTTCCATCTGCACGTCAGTAACAACCATATCAACATTGCTGTCACCGTACTTATCAACTTTTAATGGTGTGAGTTTTCGGGTGATAGTCACCTTAGTCCCACCGAGTGTGTGGCCTACATCAACGCCGTTCCAGACGATACTGCAGACACCCATTCTTACGTTTTGTATGTTGGCCATTTTTTTATCCCCCTATGAGATATTATTTAAGTTTCGGCAAATTACGGTTATACCAAGCGAGAAGAGCTTATTGCCCTCTCTACTTCGGTCTTCGTCCCTTATTGTACTATTTGCGTACGATAAGTAAACATACCAATTTACTAAAGCATAATTCGCTTTCCTCTCAAGTATATCATAAGCTCTATGAAGTAAACTATAGGCCGTTTTTGTATCGGCTGACGTAGACCATAGGTCAAATAAATGCGTCTCAGTATCAAGGTATAAGTCTTCGTCTTTACCCATAGGGCCAGGTAGCTCAATCAGATACATAGCGTCGTTAAGCGGTACGCCGTCCACATTCTCTTCAGGTAATTCACCGACGAACATATTAGTACCCATAGTCAAGCCGAGGTTGCTAGATAACAGGTTAGCTAGTTCATCAGCGAGCCAAGCGTTTCTATCTGGTTGTCCGTTGATAGGTGGCATTATAGACCTGCAGCTTTCTTAGCGGTCTGAGCATATTCGCTTGATCGCTTTTTTACTATGTCAATGGCGTGTTGAAACCAATGTGGCCCAGTGCCAGGGGTGCTGTAGTTCTTAATCGGGTGTCCTCTGGTAACACCAGCTTCTTGTGCAGCAGCATAGTCACCAGCAGGTGAGTTTTCACCAGCAGTAACTTTGTAGTTACCGACAGATACCTTTTGTGACCGAATTGAGGTACGCAAAGCCCCACGCTGAGCCCACTTGGTTGATTTAGGCAAAAAAGGTACTTCACCACCTGTTTTTATTTTATTCTCAATGCTGGCAGACATAAGAGCCATCATAGTATCTGTGAATATAGCAGTTCTAGCTTTGAACTCAGTGGTGTGGTCTGTAATCTTTACGGTAGTTTTTATCATGATATTGCCCTATACAAGCTTACCTGGCATTTAACGAAGTGAACAGCGTTAGAAGTCAGTAATTGCTTGGCCGTAACGACGTTTTCTATGCGGTAAAGCAGACCACTGTACTGCACGACGCTACCTTTTTTGGCAACTGTTGAGGGGTCAAACCAGAAAATACCCTGTATCTGTACGTCTTCACGAAAGTTTATACCTCTGTTTAACTGTTCAATATTGCGGTAAAGACACAGTTCGCTTGTGCCATTATTAAGTTTTAAGTCACCGTATCTAGTTCTGGTGGCTGAGCCATATATTGTGCAGCTCTCTCTGAGGCGTAGCTTTTTCATGGGCTACATCTCATCTAGCCATACTTCTTCACGGCTTTGTAATACACGATTTACCATAGGGTCGGATAATAGTAACTCATCAATACGCTTCATAACTAGGTGGCCCTCAACCTGCTCTCGCTGAAATGGGTCAGCGTTCTGGTTGTTTTGCAGCCAGACAGCACTTATGTGGTTACAGAGCAGTACAATGTCGTTAGGATAGCAAGAATTGACGTAATCGTATTCAGTGAACAGACCAGTAACCATAATGCCATTTTCGTCACCTGGCCATTTAAGCTGATCGCCTGGCGAAGCCGTAAACTCGTTCAGTTTGATAATCAAAGACCGCTTGACTGGCTGATCGTAAGGGCTGGCAACGTATTCAAGTGGTGTCTGGTAGGTATAAAACACACTGAAGTCATAAGGATTGATAGCCTGGACTGCTGTGATTTGCTGGCAAGGCTTAATACTTATCTCTCTGTAGCCACCTGCAAAGTGCTTTTGAGTAGCACCTGAGCCTGGCTGACCAAAGGCTGCTTGGTTTAAGTTATCAAAGTTAGTACCTAATGTACGGTCAATCCAACGTGAGGCAGCAGGAATAACATTAGCTAGAATAGTCAGCTCATTAGAAGTCAGTGTCCTATCTAGGTAGACTTGAACTGCTGCTGCTGTTGTGTAACTGTCTTTGCCGTAGTCCATTCTGTTTGCCTTTCTCTTTTTTCTTACTCTTAGTATCTGGTTTAACAGGCTTTTTTGCAAGGTCAGGCTTCAGCATAGCTGAGTTATGTATGTTTGAGCGATCAAGCATGATACTCCTAACGTATAACTACATGGCCAAGAAGTAAATAAAGTACTACCAGTACCACTAAGACAATGACAATGACTTTTGATGTGCTCATGCTTTTATTATACCACCAAAAAGAGCTGCCCTCGCAAAGCAGCTCTTTATTTTGTGGCTAGTCGTTAGGACTAGGAGACGTTACCGACACCGACTACGACAAACTTGCTGGCATTACCCTTTGGCAAGATGTGTAGAATACGGACGACTACTCGCATGGCTAGACCGTCCTGGGTTGCCAGGTTGAAGTCAGAGCCAGAGCTGTCTTTAACAGTTGCTTCTTGAAGCAGTGTCAGAGCTAGGCCATTCTTGTTGTAGAAGTTCGTGTTTTTCAGGCTACCGAATACTGCAAATGCTTGGTTTCCAGCAACTTCAGTTGCTTTAGGCAAGATACGGCAGAAGTGAACAGGCGTACCCCAGGGAGTTGCAGGCTGATTTGGATTTGGCGACCAGCCAGCTAACAAGTTAGTAGACAGGTACAAGCCAGAGGTTGAAGCCTTTTGCTGAGCCAGCGTGAAGTATGTCTCACGTCGCATGTACCAGACAAAATCGCTAGTATCAAGAGCATCTTCAACTTTACCCTCAGAAGCAAGCAGGTCGTCCCAAGCAATAGTTGTACCAGCACCACCGCTAATCAAAGCGTGGGTCAGTACACCAGTTGCGTGAACAATACCGTTAGTCCCGTCAATGAACACCTGAGTGTCAGAGACTAAGCCGTATGCACGACTAATTTCGTTGGTAACAATGTTCCAGTAGTCAACAATACTATCTTCAGTCAGTTCGTGTGTTGCAGGTACGATAGCAGCGTATTTGATCAAGTTGGTTTGCTTACGGTCAAAGGCAAGCTTCGTACCAGAAATTGCACCAGCTTCAGCAACGTTAGTGAAGACAATCGTACCAGTCAGGCTCAGAGCGTAGACGGCAGTACGATCAGTGTTCTGCACGTTGCCATCTCGGAAGATAACACCGTACTTAGGCAAGTTCTCGTAAACAGTTGTGTTGAACTCAGGGTCAGGGACTAAAGCACCGCCGTCGGCAGAAACAGCGTCGTTTGCATAGCCAGCTTTTTCAGCTAGGTCAGCAAGTCGGCCATCTTTGTAGGCGTTAAGTGCGTACATCTCGCCAGAGAACTCATTAAGTCGCTTGATTTCTTCTTGGTCTTTATTAAGCAAAGCTTTAATACCTAAGTAAAATCGCTTTTCTTTGCTCATATTTGCGTATGGGCTCTTAACTATGGCACTAAACTCTTTGGCTAGTTCAGCACGATCACCGAAGTAACGCTTAACAATTTGCTTTTCAACAACGCCAGTTATGCTCTTATTGATGATACCTTTCTCAATTTCACCCTCAACGTCAGCCTCTTCTTCACCCTCACCATCGCCGTCACCAGCAGGTAGGTCTTTCTTAGCAGGCTTATCAAACTTAGCAAACACAGCTTCAGCAGCAGCCTTAGCAGCGTCTTCAGCAACTTTAACCTGTGCAGCTTTGAACTCTTCGCTCTCAACGACACCTTTTACGATTTCGCTTTGTAGCTCTTCGGTAATTTCAACTTCACTCATGATATTTATTCTTCTTTCTTGGCTTTAGTAAGCCTGATTATTTGTTGTCCTGTTTCGCTGACTTTGCCAGCAGTTTTACGAAGCGTGAGTATGATTTTCTCATCTGCCTCAGGAGTGTCCTTTTCGCTTGTCTTGGCCGTTTTAGCGGTTTCAAGTATAGCCGTAAGGTCTTTCAGTGATTTAATATGACGGTCTAATTCATCAATGTCAAGGCTTTTTTCTAGCTTCTCAGCAGTAGTGCCTTGCACAAAGTCGTGATATTCCTCAGCAACTTGCTCAACTGATTTACCTGTAGCCTTTTCAAATGATCGAGCTGTAATTAAAGCACTGGGGTTTGCAGGTACAGGTACGATTGAAAACTCTACCATCTCCATTGCAAGTATTTCTGTGTATTTTTCATTCCACTCTCTAACGACACCGCCAATGCTAACAGCATTAAGGTAGCCACCTTTGATCATGTCAGCGACAGTAGCAGCAAATGGGTATTCTTTAATAGCTAACTGGAATGTAGCAGTCAGCTTGTTTTTGAACTGACTAAGTTTCGTGGCCTTACCAATCGGCAAGCCCTGGTAGTCGTGGCCATACAGCACAACTGGGTTTTTCATATACATGTCGGTAGTAATGCCCTGGGTATCAATGCTTTCACCCATGCGGTCAATATCTGAAGTAGTAACTACGGCAGAAAAAACACCGTCACCTAAATCTTTGACGGTAGTTTGGTCAATGTTCATTATCACATCAACACGTTCACCAACCTCTCTTACGATAGGCTGTTTTTCATCTTTGTCTACGTCGCTCATGTTAGTTTTCTCCTAGTAAAAAAGCCCAAAACAAATAACTAATTATTTCAGTTACTTGCTCTTGAGCTGTATGCCCTTAGATGAGCTTATGGTTTAAGAATAGCTATAATTTATTGTGTTGTCAATCAACTAAAGGTAGCTGTGGCCAAGATGCTTGTGACATTAGCAGCCAGTGTCAAAGTCCACTGTGTACTAGCAGGCAAGTTCAGAGCAATGTCACCACCGTCAGACAAGATGTTGTTATCAATCACAGTACCGCCAGCAGGCACAACATAGTAATAGTTATTAACACCGTCGCTCAGTGTGACCTGAACAGCCGTAGCTGAAGAGTTAGCAAGAATAAGTTTGTTAATGTCAGCAGGTGCAGATTGTCCAGGTGTATCAGTCTCAAGCACAAAAGGCGTGGTGTTTACTAGGACTGCCGAGATTTGGCGTATTTTTTGTGTACTCATAATTTAATACTAGCCTCTGCTGGCTTAGCCGTCAATAGCTGTATGTAACTATCAACTCTAATTCTATTTATTACCTTACATTTAGAATTAGGACATTTTAATTCTAATTCACCGAAACTTAGCTTGCATAGGAAACGACCACAGTTTGAGCAATGTATTTCTTTCATATGAAAACTATTCTCCTGTATCTGCATTATCGCTATTACCACTTATATCACCGCCATCAATCTCAGGTACAATCGTGCAAGAACAGTTAGGGTGAAGTGGTGGCGTTTCAACATCACCATAGTCAGCCTGGTAGCTATCGTCACCAACATCAACGCTATCGCCTTGAGCCACAAATACTTCTTCAAGACCGACAGTCGTACCATCTAAGTCTGCACAGTACTCACAGGCATCAGGATTTGCAAACCATGTCATTGATATAACTACAGGGTTTTGCTGATAAGCGTCAAGCGTAGCAGCGTTACTGGCTGATTGAGATTCAGTCCTAGCTACTCGGTCTGACCGCCAGTTACTAGCTTGGTCATAAACTGAAGCTACCCTACCCGATAACTCACTAATACTCTCAGAATTGCCTAAGCCCTCAGACAAAGTAGCATTAAGCTGATCAAGCGTTTCCTGGTTAAAGTTCTGGCTCATCTTCTTGGTAGATGCCTGGATAGCAGCTTGCAAGGCTTGGCTCTGTTGGTATTTCTGATCTGAGCCTGAAAACTCTAAGGCAATCTGGCCTTGCTGTAACGTCAATGCACTCAATACTGGGCCGAGTTCGTTTTGAAAGGCTGCATCTTCGTCTGACATATCTAGCAAATCATCAGCAATACCCTTGCCTCTAAGGTGAGTTATGTTTGCAAGTACAGTTTTCTCCTGTTCCTTAATCACTTTATCAAAGGCTTGCTTATATTTGCGAGCATAGGCAGCAGAATGTCTTTCAAGGATTAACCTAAAGGCTTCTTTCTGATTGGTGCTATACTTTAAGTCTTTTTTTTTTGCTTTTACAAGCGTGACCTTTCCACCAGACTTGGCAGGTGGGGTAGGTGTGGCTGCAGGCTGAGTACCTGCTGCTTCAAGAGGCATTTGAGTTAGCAAAGTGAATAACTGCTGAGTACCAGGTATTTCAGTGTTGGCCAGGTTAGGGTCTTTCTCCCTAATCTCTTGGCGAGTAATCCATCTGTCAACACCCTGGTTGTATGAGGATAACAGAAACTCTTTGTCATCAGGGATAATGTTATTGTGGCCAACCAGAAAGCTCTGCTTAGGGTAGTAATCCTTAAGTATGCCCTCAATGAAGTCATCAAGCCTAGATAACTTGTTGTCAACCGTCCACTTGGCAAAGATGTATTCAAGCGTCTCAACAGAAGCACGACCTAAACCCTGGTCGCTCTCCATGCCAAATAAGCCCTTAGGTATTCTGAACATCATCAATATCTGGTCAACGGTAGTCTGTTTTAACTCAGTAAGCTGCATATCGTTGATGCTAGATGTAACAGGGGTAAACTTAACTTGGCTGTCTCGGACTAGAGCAACCTTGCCAGCATTATCAACACCCTGGTATCGCTCACGCCACTGCCTGACAAACTTATTCCAGTTGTCTCTAGTCAGCTTGCCCTCAACACTCAAGATACCAGACATTGCAGCGTTGTTACGGAAGTAGTTGCGAGTAAAGCGTGATACTTCTTCTTCGGTTTGAATGTAATCAACGGCTGCTTCAACTGTACTAAAGCCACGATAAGGGTTTTTAGGGTTGAATGTCATGAAGTGCTTAATCTCGTCAGTCGTGAATGGAATGACTTTGTTTGCTGTGCCAGCTTGGTATTTGTAACCGATAACATCACCAGTTTGTTTATCAAGCACAATACCCATCTTGTCAGGACGTAATAGGTATATCTGCTTAATGCCTGTGCCTGGCATAGTAGGGTCTGCAACCGAGCCAGATACTTTACCTGGCACTAAGTACCAAAAGAACTCACCAAACTGCTCAACAAAGCTGGCTGAGCCCTCAAGTAGTTGGTAGTAAGTCAAATCAGGGTTTGGGTCATTAAGCACGTCCCAAAATGGGTGAGCCATAACTGTAACTTTTTTGCCTTGAGTATCTAGGGAGTATGGGTAAGCCACATATTGACCTGCAATAGCTTCAGAGAGTGTGTTGATACAGCGATACGCCACGCCTGAGTACATGCCAAGCAGTTTGATGTCTTTTGCAGGGCCAGCGAATTGGTCAATAGCTGAGTAATCATCAACTGGGCCATAACCGAATAAGCGTTTTGCGACTGCAAGTTTTACGATCTGGCTTATTTTTAGCTGCATGTGTATTTTCCCTTAATTAGATTATAGCGTAATCGTCATCTTCTACAATGTTGCTTGTGTTAATAAAGGTGAGTGCTAGAGCGTCGGCAACGTCAGGACTTGCAACACCACGCTTTGAAAGTTCTTCTTTGCTTTCCATTTGAACTTTACTGCTACTGTTCTCTTTGTAGTTTATCTCTTTCAATTCCAAAAATCCATCATTCTTAAGCAGTTTGCCGTTATCGCCAATAATCCATTTGCGTAGTCTCATAAAAAGCTCAGCTTTTGAATTGGCGTAGCGGGTAGTATTTTCTGGCTTTTGACCAAATAGTACAGTTTCAACGGCGTAGCCTTTACGCTCAAGGCCGTCTGCCACGCCTGCACCAACACCACCACCATCTACAGCAGTGCGATAGTCGCCTATATCGTATTCTTCAATAATCTTAATAGCGTCAGCAATGATGTCTTCTGTGATGTTACCACTATCTGAGTAGCGTTTTTTGAGCACTACTTTGGCAAACATAGGATAGCGGATAACCATAACGGTTGAGTTTGCACCACCATGATTAGGGTCAATGCCAAGTATCGGTCTATCAAGTAGCTTGTGGTCTTCGTCATGGCCAAGCGGTAACTCATTTGTAATATAAGCATTTTCGATATGTGACAGGCCAAGCAAACTACGATAGCCTGCAGGTGCGTCTTCTTCATCAGGAAACTTACACTCGTAGAGCACGTCAAAAAAGGCTTCGTCTTTCATTTCGTCAATAAAGTCCTGTGTAAATCTACCCTCTTTTAATGCTTGGTAAATATCAACCCACACTCTGACATAACGCTTGTTGAGCCACATTCGCCAGAAGTGGTTACGATAAAATGGGTTGCCTATCTCAAGCAAGAAGTTATCCTTAGTGCCACCTAACATACGTTTAACAGTGGCGTATAGATCGTCAGGTAACTGTGGGCTTTCGTCCAGCACAATGTTTGGTGAGCCAAAACCCATTAAAGCTTTTTTAACTGCTTGGGTATTTGTAGCGTCAGCACTGAATACTCTAATCTCGCCAGCACCTTTAAAAGTTAGACGGTTTTTTGACCTATGCTGCATCAACGCTGATTTTGTGCCAGTATAGTCTAGCTTTTTAATCAACCAGCTATGATCAAATATATGCTCAATAATGTAGTCCATGATGATACGACCTTTGTCCTCAGACGGTGCAACAATAGCCCATTTCTCATCATGAGTTGCAGCACGAAGTAATACGCCAATAGCAACGGCCAGAGACTTGCCATACTGGGTAGGCAACACCAAAATAATGCGTGGGTATGCCCTGAAGAGTATGCAGTAAATTATAAATATCTGTGTGTAGGTTAGAAGCTTGCCGTAAGGAGTGAAAGTACCGTCATGGAAAACATCAGTTAGACGGCGTACTATCCTCTCCTGCTTCGGCTTGAGCTTCTGTGCTGTCGTCTGGTAAATTGTTTCTGTCATTTGTTATGTCCTTTACAATAGCCTCAAGGTCTTCTTCATCTGGCGTACTCACTTCAATCTTTTTAGTGATGCGACTTTTGAGAGCATTGTATTCTTTGATGGCTGACATTTTAGCACCCCAGTCAGCATTTTGAGTAATGAGCATTGCAATCTGCTTATCAACAAAAGCGTCATTGAGTGCCATATCTTCAAGCAACTCGTTAATTCTAGCCAGTATGTTAGCATTTGTTAGCAGTTTTGAAGCGTTAGTACGAGCAGAATTATAGTCACTATCAGGGTAGGCTTCCATGTACGATTTGACACCATTACCAAAGAACTCAGTATCGGTAGCATAGAACTCACAAAAGAGCTCTTGCTGTTCAGTCAGGTCTTTGCCATCAAGTGTTGTAGCCATAACCTTATTATAACTCCCAGCCTACTAGATGAGCTAACACAGTCCAGCCCTCACCGTCTTCGTAAAGCTCACCCTCAACCTCTCGCTCTTGGCAGAAATGGTAAAAGCTATCTGAGCAGTAGCCATTGTCATCAATCTTTATGTCTTTAGGTAGCTTAAACCAGCGAAAGCATTTAGGACATTTGAGTTGAGCACCACCATGCCTGACACGCCAATTTATTATTGCCTCGTCATTTTCAGTAAAGTTTTCAATGTCGGTGTAGTGCATTAGGTTGCCTGCTTATCTCTGAGCCAGCCTTTGAGCTTGTCGTCAAAGTGAAAACGCTCTACATATAGATTATCATTCGGGGTAATAATTGTGTCTCCGTCTATGTGACCACAAGGTTGCGACCAATCTACGAAGTTGTGGTAGCCTCGTTGTCTTAGGTCTAAGCCGTAACGAACATCAGGCCCATAAGGGTCTATGTCTTCAGTTGTATAATGATGCTTAAGGTACAGGCTAGTTGGTGTGAGATAACAGTACATGCCAGCAGCATCTATCTCTGCGTAGTCTTTGCCAGGCAACTCAGTCCAGCACTCTCTAGGATTTTTCACATTGTCAAAGCCCCATATGCCTATAATTTTCATATTCCAACGGCCAGCCTCGTAAGCACTGACTAAGCCAACATCAAAGCCAAGCTCGTCTTCGTAGTCTCTGAATGGTGCATACAGTCGCTCAACACAAAGATTAGTAAAAACAGTATCGTCCTCAAGTCCAAGCACATACTTACCGTCCAGGGCTATAATGAGTTCTTTGCTCTGGTTATGGATTTCAGCTATGCGTCGCCGTCTCAATATAATGCTGCCAGGTACTTTGTGATCGTAGTTTCGTATGATTAAGAACTTGCGGTAATGGGTACGCTGCATTTCTTCCATAATTCGCATGTAGATTTTAGGGCCGAGCTGTTGGCCGTAGTCATCTTCGCCGACATCAATGATAAAAGCTAGGTTAGTCATGTCAGGCCGTAAGTCAGTTGAGGCTAGATCATCAAACCACCTCTTGACATACTCAGGTCTAGTGAAAGGGCAAAAGACTGTGATAGGTGGCATTATTTTAATCTCCAATGACCATCAACTTCACCAAACTTGTTTTTCTTCTTTTCGTCAGCCCACCTAAAATTAAAATCAATCAAGTTATCAATAATTCTACAATTTAAGCACCTGTCTCCGTAATTATCACGCCTTTGGCAGCCTGTAGATGGCTTAGAGTGAAACTCAGCATGATAATCTATCCTGCAAGGCATAGCTATTGTGCGTAGTGCTAAAACAAAATCAACCTCAGGCTTCAAATCTACCATAACTTTTTTACCTTGTCTGTAAAGTTGTACCAGCGAAGCAGTAAGACAAACTTTACTTTCGTCCAATCGTTTTTGAATGTCACAGGATATGCACCAGGCTCGTTGTCGGTCTGGCTTTCAATGTGTCTCATCTGTTTGACCATCTGCTTTATAGTTGGCATAACGCTTCAAACACCTCTTCATATTTAGGTTTCATCTCTGACCAGCTAATATTGTGAGCTAAATCACTAGCGGTTTGTGACATCTCTAACATTCGCATATCATCAAGGCTCTTAAACCAACGCATTTTAAGCATAAGTGCAGCAGGGTCACATTCGTATACGTCCAGTTTAAAGCGTGGTGCGAAATCAATATCTGTCTTCTGAGCTTCAACAAGCCACTCTTCAGGTAAGAAATCAGTTTGAGGTGACACTCTTGACATAATCACTGGCATACCTGCAGCTAGAGCCTCATTCATAGGCAGGCAGTTACCACCATATTTTCGTGGCAAAACTAGAACTGAACCTTTTTTATAGATTTCAGTGTAGTCCTTGACATTGTATTTGACATCAACGCTTGGGAACTCACGCTTTATTTCGTTGGCCAAATCTTTATCTTGTGTGTAAACTCGGCCTCGTAAATCATCAGGGGCAAGTTGTAGAGCATTGAGAAAAGCATATGTACCGTTTCTATCATTAGCAGCAGGACGGCCAGCAATATGAACAAAGGTGAGAGCACTACCAATATAACGCCTGTGTATTTTTTCAGTGTTGACAGGACAGTGTAGATAAACGTGTTTAATGTTTTTCTTATCACAAAGCGATTGTACCTCGTCATAATGCCAAGTGCTAGGTGCAATGAATAAGTCAGGGGTTTCGTTGTGCCACATCGAGCCCTCAAACCAATCAAAGAACTCATAATTGTACTGCACAGCCGTTTTAACACCCATCTCTTTAGCAATATGGTAGAAGTTCATGTTATAGGCACTCTCAGCTATAAAGACGACATCAAGGCCAGTCAGAAATTGGCGTATGTCAAACTCGTTTGGGAAACCATAGATGATCATTGCGTCAGGGTAACGCTCAGGGTATTGTTTCATTCGTCGCTCTGGTATTTTCTCAAGCATTGAAATGTCAACCACAAGTGTTTTTGCTGGCTTCATGTGGTTATAGAACTCCCACGTTTGCATGCCCAAACCGCTATTATCCATGCGAGCACCCCATAGACCTAATCTAACTGGCTGCTGGGTCATAATGTTCTGCTCCATATCTCCTGCCGTCCAGGTGTTTACTTCTTACTAATGTACCTTTCGGGGCATAAATGTGAAGCCTATGCTCATCATAGTTATCACCACCCTCAGCGACGATACCATACATGATATGTTCAATAAATCTTGGCTGATCGTCCCAAAAACGCTCGGCAATGTCTCGGTAATACTTAGTGCTCGCTAAGTGTGGCCGACCTGACCATTGCCGAGTTCGTATGAAAGGCTGACCTAAAATACTAATCGGCTTCTGGTCTAGCATAAGGTGATCATGGTCTTTTGGTATGGTTGCCTCAAAGTGAAAACGGATAACATTTGCGTAGCCACTTTCAATGACTGGTAGCAAATCATCAAAGGATATATCGCCATGTAGCGGTGTGTCTTGCTCAGACCACAATATATATGGTGTCCTGACTAGCTCTAAGGCTTTCTTGGTCATTAAGCTTTGGTGGTGTGGGGTATCAAATAACAGAGGTACACAATTTTCCATATAGTTTATTTTCCATAACATTGACTGCTTATACTTTTCGTAGTCGGCTCGTCGTTCTTCAAGCCAGGCAGGTATGCCATCAAACATGACTATAATCTCAGCATTTGGTAGCCGAGTGCGTATGCTATCAAGCGTAATGTCTAGCACTTCTGTACTAGGGTGACTTGGCATTGCACTTGTCGGAATTATTACGGTTACGTCCTTACTCATTTTGAAAGCTCCTTAACGTCATCAAGCAGTTTATATTTCATCTCTCGCTTCTTGAGCTGCCACCAGGCAAAGCAACGGTTAGCATTTTCAGGGTAGCCTTTCAGAAGTTCGGGCATTAACTTGGGTAATACGTCCCAGTAATTAACTATAGGAAATGGTATATCGTCTCCAAATAAGTACCGCCAGAAGCCTGAAGTCTGAAAGTTGGTACTAAAAGCGTCAACAATCGGTAAGCAGCCAGCCTCAAGAGCCTCATAAAGCCTGAAGTTGTCAGGGCTCTCAATGCCTGACGGACATAAAACAATCTTGGTGTCGGCCATTTGAGCCAGATATTCTTTGTATGGTAGCAGCTCTTTGCCGAAAGTATCGCCTGTATAGAGTACGCCGTTGGCATTTTCGCCACTGTCTCTGAGGTAAATGAGTTCATTGACACAGTGCTCACGCCTCTCATGATTGACTTGGCCAGCGAAAAACCAATCAACACCTTTGTCTTGAAAACCAATATCCTTAAGCATTTCGTGGGTTTCGTTTCGGTAGCCGTTTGGTAGGTGATAACTCACGTCGTCATGTATGTTCATTCTCGGCAGCATAATCCAAACACGCATTATGGGGTGTTTAACATTACGCCAGGGAAAACTTGCCTCTTCGTCGCCAGTGTCAATGAAGAGCACCCAGCGAAGCTTAGCAATGTCTTCATTGATAGCGTCAGTATCTTTAATATGGGTGCGACCATTGATAATAACAACTGCACCGTCTTTTTTGCCTACCCAGTCAAAATCGTAGTGGTGTACTACCTCAAGCTGAAGTTGCTTAAAGATGTCTTCTAGTAAACCGTCGTCCCAGTAGCCACGATCAATAATCTCTGGCTTGTGATATGACTTCCATATTACATCTATTTTATCCATGATAAGCCCTCTTCTAAGCTATACGGTGCAACCCAGCCCTTGCGGTCAAGCTCACCCTCGGTCATTGCATAGAACTCGTCGTAGCCAGGTCGTATAGTCTCAGCGTCTAACAGGGTGTATTTTAATTCTTTGCCTAGAATAGAGGCAATCAACTGAGCCATTTCAAGATTATCAAGCTCCTTGCCACCGCTTAAAGCGTAACGGTCAGGCATATCAGCGAAACCTGCCTCTATATTTTCACCGTTCATAACTGGTACTTCTACCATTTCGCCATACTTAGTAGGTGTAAAACCAAGAATAAATAGCAAAGCGTCTGCTGTATTCTGCACAGCGTTCCAGTATCGTCTGCCTGGCCTGCCATTGCTAGTATGAATAGTCACCTCGTCGCCAGCATTGACTAACTTAACTACTTTCGGCACAAACTTCTCAGGGTCTTGGTTTTTACCAATGATGTTATTTGAGTTGGTAATGACAATCGGTAACTTATAAGTTTTCCAGTAAGCAATAGCAATCATTTCTTGTGCTGCCTTACTAGCAGCGTAAGGGTTACTTGGTAGTAGAATATCCCACTCTTTATGCTCCATTGCACCGTAAACTTCATCAGTTGAGAATTGCACAAACACTTTAGGTGGGTAACTTCTAGCGTACTCAAGCATTTGCAAGGTACTAGTTATATTGTTTTCAACAAAGTTAACAGGGTCTTCTATTGACCTGTCAACATGGCTTTCACTAGCTAAGTTAAGAATATAGTCAAACTGACCGAGATCAGGCACAGGGCCAGTAAGGTCATGCGTAACAACATCAACTCGCTCATTAGGCTTGATATTTAAGGGGTTGCCCTTGTGTCGCCAGCTACAAATACAAACAAAATCCCAGTCAGTCTTATCAAGCATATATTCAAGAACATTGCTACCTATAAAGCCGTCTGCACCAGTAATCAATACTCTCATACTTTTATCCCTG